TAACATTAAGTAAAGGAATTGTTTGTTCATTTGGTTTGTAAGTATTTGTCCAAGTGTCTTTATTAATTAAATTTAAATTGTGTTTTATATTTATGTGTTCTGTTATATATGTGGTTAACTTATCCCACTCTCTACTAAATTTTAATTTAGTGTTGGACAGTTCTGATTCTACACCATCTAATATTAAAGACCCTCTTTGAATCTCAAAGTTTTGTGGCATAGAAACATCACCATAATATAAAGCTATTTCAGATAATACTTTCTTGTGCATACCAATTTCTTTTATAAAGAAATATTTTTAAATGTCAATTATGCTAAAGTATCAACTAAGACCCAACCTGTAGTATTATCCACTTGATGAGCAGATTCGTCCCATTGATATTCCCAATGATGTGTATTTTCGTTACTTTGATTTTCTTGTTCTGTTGTTAAATCTGGTTTATCTAAAGGTGCTATCCAACCAAGTGTAACTCTTACCCAAGATGGATAAGGTTTTGGAGGTATAAAAACATTATTAGTAGAATCCCAAATGAAACCTATCCCTGCGTAAGTTCCTCTAAATGCTTTTGAATCATNTCCTGATCTATGTTTATTACCGTATGTATTATAAGAAGTTTGAATCCAAAGATGTGCAGGCCAATTATTATGTTTTTCTAAATATGCTTGTCCCACTGATTCAGTTTCTACCCCTTCTTCATTTTGACAATCTGAATCATTTAAAGTAACTACAGTTAAAACTATATTTTCTTCCGATATTTTTGCAAAGTGTGCCATAATTAAGCTTGAAACCTATACCTTATAACAACAATTCCTGAACCACCAGCTCCACCTTGATTTTCTCTATCTGTTTGTGGATTACCTGCAACAGGTCCTGGAGGATTACAAGTTGCACCCACGGGTGCTCCACCTCCACCACCAGTATTTGCTGTTCCTGAAACTGCTACGACTACATTACCTGAACCAGGGCCAGTTGTATAACCGGATCTTCCTCCACCTCCTGGTCCTCCTGCACCAAATGCTCCGTTTGGTTGAGCACTGCCCTGTTGTCTACCACCGCCGCCACCACCGCCAGCTCTTGTTACGTCTGAACCTGTAATATTTGATGGAGAACCATTTCCACCGTCACCACCGTGCATTGATGAATAAGGAACACTTGCAGGTATCTGTTGACCTGCAGTGGCTGCTCCGCCGCCTCCACCACCGCCATTATCATTAGCGTTTCCTCCACCATTTCCTCCACCATTGTTTCCTTGAGGAGGACTTACTGGAGGGACATTTCCAGAACTTCCAGAATTTGTAGTTCTACCTCCACCTGATCCAGAACCTCCATCTCCTGGATTTGCTCCACCACCTGCTGAAGTTATTGTTGAAAAAATTGAATTTCCACCTGGAGTTTGAGCAGATGTGGTTGGTGAGGGTGCGGGGGTAAGAAACCAAGGGTTACCTGCACCGCCTACTGTAACAGGCACTGGAGACTCAACTGGTAAAGAAGCACAGGTAGCTTTAGGACTTGCAGTATATGGACCTGAAACAGAGGCACAATGAGATTCTCTATAACCTCCTCCGCCACCTCCGCCAGCCATTGGACCTACTCCACCTCCACCACCAGCTACAACTAAATAATCAACTTTTGCTAAATCTCCTCTTCCCGCTGAAAGACAAAAAGTTCCTGGACCAGTAAAGACGTGAACTTTAAAATTAGTATCTACAGTGGATACTGTTCCACCAGTAGCTGAAATGTATTCATCAGGTAAACTTCCGCCACCAAATCCTAAGACTCGGTAACCGAACATTTTTTTCTTTGGTCCTTGATCTTTTTTAGTTTTTTTACCCTCTATNAAATAAGGGTTATCTGAGTCTTTCATAATTTATTATCCTATGCGTCGTTAGCAGCATCAGTAGTAAAGAATAATTTAACACCTAAAAGTTTTGCATCGGCTGTTAAATCATCCGCTGATACGTCTCTTGAAATTTGAAAAAATACATATTCATCTGTGCTAGGTGAGCCTGCAATAGTAACTGCCCCACTTTCTGCCGTAACTGCTAAATCATTTGCTGTTCCACTCATCGCTTTTGCTGTTGGTGCAACTGCAGTTCCAAAAGCAGTGTTAAGACTTCCATCATCAGCTAACGCAACTCCTTGTAAAGCCCATGATGTTGTTCCAGTGTTTGTTGTGTTCGCTGTAAAAAATGCTTGAAAAGTTACTGTGCCCTCGTTCCAAGATTTTGGAAAAGCAATAGCAAATTGTGCAAACTCGTCTGAATCTTTATCAAAATCAAAAGTTTTAAGTTCAGGTCCATTGCCTAATTCTACTTGATTTGGACCTTCAGCGCCATTCGTTGTATTAGGATACATAGAAGCAGCAGGAACCCAAATACTTTCCTTACCTGCAATTTTAATTGCACCAGTGTTGTCACCAGCATCTACTGCTTTAGCGACTCCAGTCCCATTGGGAGCTATAGTTATATCTCCATTAGCTGCATCTGTAATTGTAATTGTACCTGAGTTAGAACCTGAATTAGTATCTAAAATTAAATCGTGTGCTCCGCTAGAAGTTATAGTTGCATTTGCGGCACCTGTTCCAACAACTGTTTCTCCAGATCCTTTTGGCTTAATAGCTATGTCAATATTTGTATCACCACCTGTTGCAGATAGTGTAGGATCATTTCCTGTAGCAGCATTTGCTATTGTAAATTCATTTACGGCAGAACCTGTAGCTGTTAAAAGTGCAAGTTCATTTCCATTTGTATCTAAAATTGAAGTTCCAATTTTAGGTGAAGTTAAAGTTTTATTAGTTAAAGTTTGTGTTCCTGTGAGTGTAACATCACCAAAACTTAAAGTTGCAATATCTGGATTTGTACCATCATTAGCTGTTGCAAAAACTAGTTGATCACCTTTGTCAGTTGTTGCAAAAGTAAATGTGTCTCCCGATCCAGAAGCATATTTAAATTGTACTGTATATGCACCAGAAGTAGAGTTTCTTAAAAAATAAAAAGTTTGAACATCTAAAGGTATTGTTACAACTTGGTTTCCTGTAATAGTACCAGTAAACTCAATCATTCTGTGAGATAAAACTGCACCAGTTGATCCATCAGAAACTGTTAAAGCTGTAGTATCTGCACCACCAGCTATTGATTGTTGTGTAAAACCACCAGAAATTTGTTCTATGATTTGTAAATTAGTATTAGTTTTTGTGCCCCATGTACCGGCGTTTTCACCAGTTGCTTGAAGTTCAACACCTAATGGTGTGTATGTTGATGCCATAATTTTCTCCTATGCGACGTCACTATAACTCGTATTTGATCCAGTTGCAACATCCGAATATGTATCATTCGATCCAGTTGCAACACTTGTATAGCTTGTATTTGATCCAGTGTCAATATTTGCGTAAGCCTGTATTCCAAGTAAACCTGCGGTAGATGTAAGCTCATCTGTTACTAATCCTTGAACTATATCTGGAGGCGTAATAGATCCCACAGAGAATGTAGAAGATTGTCCTGATAATTCATACGCAACTTCTGTAATAATTGAACCTACACCAGATGTTGCAGATACACCTGTTACATCAACTAATTCAATAGAAGTAATTGTAATATCTCCTAGACCAAATGTTGATGACACTCCTGTTATTGGCTCAGTGCTTACACCAAAAGCTAAACCTGGAGTTCCTAAACTTGATGTTGCTGATACATTTGCTATTGGTTCAGTGCTTACACCAAAAGCTAAACCTAAAATTCCTTCATTTGTTGTAGCTGTTTGTCCGGAAACAGAAACTGTTGGACTAATTACAAAACTAACACTACCAACACTTGTTGTTGCTTCTTGACCAGATAATTCATATGCAAATCCTAAAGTAGGAGATCCAACACTTGAAGTTACTTCTCTACCTACTAAAGTAAGAACTTGATTTGGAGATTCACCCCAAGAGTTTTCATTCCATCCATCTCTACCCCAACCAACTAATGTTCCAGCATAAGACATAGTTGGTGTTGCAAATTCTGATTGAACACCTGTAACAGGAACTCCAATCTCTGCATCAACCACTACACTTCCAATACTAGAAGTTAAAGAGTGGTTACTTCCTATCATTTCTAATAGGTATGCAACTTCTATATTGATAGAACCTGTAGAAGAAGTTAGTTCAAAACCTGAAACAGAAATAGTTTCATCTCTTCCTTCACCCCAATCAGCATCGTTCCAAGCTAATCTTCCCCAACCTGTTTCGTTAAATTCTTCAGAGTTACCTAAAGATGTAGTAGCGGCTACACCTGTTAATTCTACAACTATAGTATTAGATTGCCATGTGTTTTGGTTCCATGCAACTGAGGGGCTATCTCCACCCCAAATTGATGTTTCCGACATAAGGATTTCCTCCTTACGCTATACGAATGATTGCGTTACTTGCGTCTGCTGTTGGAAATTGAATTGTAAAAGTTCCAGAAGAAACTGTTTTGTCACCACCGAAAGCAATAACTGCTACTGCTTTGTCTGATTGTGTATCATTATAAATTAAAGCACCATTAGCTGTAAAAGAAGCAGAAGTATAACTTACGTCTGAGAAATCACAAACTGCAGTTGATCCAGATAAAGCTGGAGTTACACTCGTTAGAGTTGCACCACCTGCAGAGTATGCAGATCCAGATGTATTTGAAATTTCATTTGAAGTTGAATAAGCTGTAGTACTAGCACCTAAAGATGCATCACTTGTAAACAATGCAATTTTAAAAGTATTACCACTTGATGCTGTAAAGTTATGTGTTCCAACTAAAATTTCTTGTTTAAAGCTGTTACAAACTGCCGATGATATTGCCATAATTTATCTCCTATGGGTTTGCTGAATTTATTGGTATACGAATAGCTCCATCAGTGTAGTCGTCTCTTCGTCTTCTACCAACTTGTTCGTTAGCAAACTTTTGTACCTCTTGTTTATACTTATTTTCATATAGTGTCAACATATCTATGGGACCTTTTAAAAATCCATATGCCTCTGATAGACAACAATATAATAGCCCATTTGGAAAGTTAAGACTGATATAATTGGTATCATTATTTTCTAATAATGCAGGTGCTGCATTATAATGAACTCTAAATTTATATGTTTGATCTGGAACAGGAGCAAACATCATCCTACCTGATGTTGTATCTGACTCTCCCGTAGCACCACCAAACATAGCATAATACTTGGGTTGACCTCTTTTTGCAGAAGCTGTGGAAGAAACATATTCTTGTAGATATGTTATATCTTTTTTCTCCAGCCATATATTAGGTCCAGTTATAGCTGAAGTAGAGTCATAAACTTGTATTCCTCTGATAAATACAGCTCCAGCTGGAGCATTAATTGTTTCTTGACCTACAACAAGATTACCATCTTGTTGTTTTATATCTGCATCAATAGGGACATCTCTAAATATTCTGTATTGTGCATTTAAAATTATATTTTCACAAACAGAATCTGTTAGAACATTTGAATCTGTTTCTGTATAACTTCTTATTTGTGTTATTAATCCTGATGCACTTAATCCAGCCATTATTTAGAATCTCCTTTATGCTTTCTAAGTATTTTTTCCATTTTATGATTTACTTTATTTATTATTGGGAATCCTTTTTGCTCAACTTCTTCTTTAAGGTATAATTCTTCGTGAGGG